TTTGTAGTCTTGGACGCAATATCTAGTTAAGCCGTCCGGACTTACATTGTGTTGTCTGGTTTGTTCTACTAAACTACCCACTGAGTAGCTCACTGTATCTGGCATCACCCACAAGTGCAACGCCGTATATATTCTGTCGATTAACACGTTTAATTCCTTCACCCCACGATACCGGGAGAAAGATACTAACCGCAAATTGACCTGAAATCCTCTCTCCGTGTCCGTGTCGTCGGTCTCGTTACGAGACAAAGTCATTTGGATATACGGGTAATCTTCTACGCCTTGTGGCACATGGTCATAGACCGGGACATCTGTTATCTGGGCCACCAATCTCGCATATATCGCCGCAAATACTTCGTTCATTTCAACGCATCCCTAGTAAATAGTAAAATACGGTCCTTTAATAGGTCCGCTTTGCCTTCGGTCGCGGGTTGGAGCCACGGGCGATTCAGCACGAATTCTAAATATGCGGCATACTCTAGAGTGGAGTATACATAAGCCACTTTGGAATTCTTGACGTGGTTTATGGCTATAGACTTGTGTAATCTACCCGTATCCGCATTTGGCGGGCCGCCCTCCGGGGACACATAATGGAAATTCTTGCCACGCTTGACCTTTTTGTCGCCTCTTTCTTGTGTTTGTATAGATTGGACCGCTTCAGTCTGGATAGCGATGGCTGTAGCTACGACCGCTCTATCAACCGCTTTGTGTACGGCTTTGTTTTGCTTTTCGATGTCGCTCAAAAGCTTGTCCAAACCCAATACCGCCACATTCATGTTGGCTCTCCTTTCTCGGCATCTACCATAAGCCACACATCAACGTCTTGGATGGCTTTCACAGCCTGGATATTGTATACTTCGCCCTCATAACTGATGCGTAAATCATCGGTTATACCTTCGATGTACTGGAAAGCAAAATTAAATATTTCGTTATCGTCAATCTTGGTAGACCCCATAGTGTTATCTACCATCTTGCCGCCCGACATCTTCTTGACAAATCCCGTTACCGTGGCAAAATCGGTCCACGCGACGGTGAATCCACCTTGGCCGTCCGGGGTTCTGGTCTTGGTCTGAAACACAAAAGTCTTGTTAAAATCCGCGAACGTATCCGTCACGAATTTATTTGCTAGCCTTTTAAATGTCGCTCTTAAGACTGCCATTTAGATTCTCACTATAGTCGCGTTGATGCCAGAATTGCCGCCGTTTCTGAGCAATATGTTCATCCAAATATCGACTGTGTCCGTGCGTGTGGTCTCCCACGAGCCGCCGTCAAAATATGATACCTGCAAAGTATCGAGCTTTTCGCTCTGGATGTTTTGCGTCGTCCCGGACTTCAATATCGGAGTCGAGTTGATTAATATCCCGGCCTCCATTTGTGCCTTTTTGACCTCGGCCGGAATCGTATTAAAATCGACAAAGTAATCGTCGATGTATACATTGGACCGGGGCCACTGTAATGGTTGGTCGAACTCGACTTTATCGCCTTGCAAATCACGACGAAAGCTTTCGATATAATCCATAGCGAGCGTTAACTCGATTTCTCGGGCCGTCTCGTCCGCACCGATTGTTTTGCCCCGGGCCGCCGCATAAGCGACATATTCCGCATCAGTCACGTAGCTATTTGCGCCGGGGACGATTGAACCATCTTCAACAATTATAGTCATAATTATCTCGCCTTATGTTCTCGGCTAATCAAATAGCTGATGTCGTAAATTGAAGTATTGCCGACTATCGACTCGAATTTTACCGTCCCACCATTTGCCACAAACGTCGCGCCAGTGAACACCGTGAAGTCTACTTCAATGAAGTTTTCGACTCCGGACCTAGCTAATTGTTGACTAGCGTTGGCGATAATCCCCTGCGACCCGCCTATATCGATTTTTAAAGCATACGCGCCTGTATTGCTTGTACTTGTGCACTTAAACCTAATGCTGATAGTGTACTTATCACCATTAGTCACTGGCGTGATTACCGAGCCGTCGTAGAACGTCGTCGCGTCGTTCGGTAATTGAGTCTCGATAGCGGTTAATAGTTTGTTATTCGGTAAATTAGCAATAACGCCTTGGTTGACCACAAAAGGAGAGCCAGAGGTATATTGAGAATCCTCATAAAAGGCCCATCCTGTAATATTTCTTAAAAAGCTAAAATTAGAATTTAAAATACTGGCTATTGACGACCACAGGCCGGACGTTGGTATATTAATTAATGCCATTGTATATACTCATTTCTGTTGAGGGGGTTATCTCTGTGTTGGCCGACAATCCGAAATCACCTACTAATGACTCTCGGTTATTGCCCAAAATTGAAACAAGACCACTAATTGTCGCCCCGGTGTTGTTTGTTACTATCGCATAAAAACTGGTTTCCGAATTTATCAATAGCGGAATATTCAAATCACCCTGCCCGGCGATTAATACATCGCTTTGATCGAAAGTAACAGCACTGTAGCTTTCAACGAATGCAGGACTACTGATGCTAGGCGATGTCAAATTCAAGCTCACCATTTCTCTACTGCCGGATAGCGCACCGCCAGTTATGGCCGTAGAATATTTTACCTGTAGACCCGGGGCCAGTGTATCAATGACCTTAAATAAAGTACTCGGTATCACCCGAAACGCAATAGATTGGCCCGAGTCCAGACTAGCCTCTGCGTAAAATGTTTTTAATTGGCCCCTCTCTAGAGGGGCCTCTAAATCCTGATTTACTACACGTAATTCAGCTTTAGTACCCGCACCCTCGAATGAAGCTTGCCAAGGGTCAAGCACGTCGGACCACACTCCAGGCACTATGGTCCTGTTGTCTGGTATAGGGTTACGGTAGCTAGTCATTATTTAGCGGCCTTCTTAGCGACTACTTTCTTCTCGGCCGGGGCTTCGGCTTCGGCTTCGGCTTTTTCTTCGAATAATTCATGTTGGTCTCCGTCGAAATCACATCTGTTGATGATGGCGTATCCATCTTCGTGTTTGATTTTTACTGTTTCGATTTGCATTATAACACCTCAATTAAAAAGGGGGCCGGAGCCCCCAAGGGGATTAACCTAGTAAGATTGCTGAGTGTGCCGCTTTGAAGTTTTTAACACCCCAAGCCGCCGCAATCTCGTAATGCACCTGACGATATTCTTTATAAAGGCTAACCTCGAAAGAAATACCAGAACGTGGGTCAGTTACCATCATCACGTCCTCGGCGCTATCGCCCTCACTTGGACGCTCTGGAGCACGTGTCGCAAGACAGAATGCTGAACGGCTAAACGCCGCATTACCAGAGTAGTTGTTGCCAATAGTCACTGCCGCATTATCAGCAGGAACCTCTCGCAGACCCGGGGCCGCGATAGTGATTGTACCCGGAGCTGATACGCCCGCCGCCACAACATACTTGTTGGTATCGCCCGCAAAGGTGATTACATCGCCCGCTACGATTGTACCTGTTCCAGTATCAACCGGAATTTCAACAGACCCGATTACCAACGCCGCCGAGTTAACTAAGTATCCAGTACCAGTACCCTTGGTGTGTAGGTTGATTTGAGCCGACTCGCGGATTTGCATACCATGAACGTCAAGTAAAACGCCTTGACGTAGTAAGGTATTATCTGCCGCTTCATTGGCCTTGGTCAGTTGCGTTAATGTACGCATCTTAGCACCTGCAGTGGTATCGATAACCAACTGCATATCGCCCTGTGGAGCACCGTTGTCAACAAGAATTTTGCGAACTTGGGCCGTATCCGATAAATCAGATGCGAACGGGGTGGTCCCTGCAGTACCATAAGCACGTGAACTAGTCGCATAAAGAGCGGCTAAATCAGACTCCATCTCGTTACACAATGTACGCATTGCTTGTGCGAATTGGTCGCGCAAGATGGTATTGTATCCCGGTCCAGAGTTTAGACCTCTCTGCTCTTCACCATTCCAACGTACTGGAACACCGCGAGACTTGGTGATGGTCATTGACTCATTACCAATGTTCTGGTCGCCTGTGTTAGGAGGCAATTGTCCCGGAGTGATGTTGGCGGCCGTTACTGCAGGAGT